GCCTGAGCCCGGCCAGTATCGGACAGAACGTACGCCGTACGCTCGCGAGCCCATGCGCTGCCTGTCGCCGGCCCACCCGTGCCGGCGTGTGGTCACCATGGTGGCTTCGCAGTTGATGAAAACGCAGATCGCGCTGAACTGGATGGGCGGCCTGATCCATATGGCGCCGTCCAACATCCTGGCGCTGTTGCCCAGCCTGGGTCTGTCGAAGCGTGTTTCCGGGCGGATCAGCAAGACCATCAAGGCAACTCCAGAGCTGGCGAAGCGTGTAGCGGCCAGCCGCTCGCGGGATGCCCGCAACACCATGGACACCAAGGAGTTCGAGGGCGGTGCCCTGTACGTCACCACCGCGGGCTCTGCGGCGAACCTGTCGGAACTGTCGGCACGCTACATCTACGGCGATGAGGTCGACCGCTGGGAAAACGATGTCGGCCAGGAAGGTGACCCCATCGTTCTGGCGGAAACGCGGGCGACCAACTTCGGCCGCAATGCGAAGATCTACTTCTCCAGCTCGCCCACGATCAAGGGCGCTTCGCGGATCTCGGACTTGTTCGAGTCCAGTGACCAGCGTTACTACTACGTGCCATGTCCCACCTGCGGGCATATGCAGGTGCTGGAGTGGGAGCGGCTGCTCTACAGCAAGGACTACAGCGCGGTTCACTACCAGTGCGCCGCGCCTGAATGTGACGTGCTGATCGAAGAACACCACAAGACTGACATGCTCGCCCGTGGCGAGTGGCGCGCCCATGGTAGCGGCGACGGTAAGACGGTGGGCTTTCACCTTAACGCGCTGTACTCGCCGATTGGCTGGAAGGACTGGCCGTCACTGGCCGAGGAGTTTGAAGACGCCAAGAAGGCTCAAGCCAAGGGCGACATGGGCCTGATGCAGGTGTTTTACAACACCCGCCTCGCCAAGGTCTGGGACAGCGCGCAAGAGCAAACCAAGGCCGAGGTGCTGGTCGCTCGGGCGCGGCTGGAGACCTACACCCTCGGCAGCATGCCGGTGGGCGTGCTGATGCTGACCGGCGCCGTCGACGTCCAGGCCAACCGCCTGGAGCTGATGGTGATGGGCTTCGGCGTCGGCATGGAGCGTTGGGTGGTCGACCACCAGGTGATCTGGGGCGACCCTGCGGATGAGCGCACCTGGGCGGTATTGGACGAAAAACTCAAGGTTCGATACCGACACCCTTGTGGTGTTGGGCTGGCGATCCTGGCGACGGCAGTCGACTCCGGTGGTCACCACACGGATGAGGTTTATCAGTTCTGCCGTGCACGGCGCTGGCGCAACATCTTCGCCATCAAGGGCGCGAGCAAGCCCGGCAAGCCGGTTATCGCTCAACGCCCTTCGATGCAGGATGTGACGTGGAAGGGCCAGACCGAACGCAACGGCGTCGAGCTGTGGTTTGTCGGCACTGACACGGCCAAAGACTGGATCTACAACCGCTACCCGTTCGAGGACGGCCCTGGTGCGCTGCACTTTGCCAACGACCTGCCCGACGAGTTCTTTGCCCAGTGCGTTGCCGAGCGCAAGGTGGCCCGATACGTCAAAGGCTACAAGCGTATCGAGTGGGTCAAGGGCAAAGCCGAGCGCAACGAAGCGCTCGACCTGATGGTGTACTGCCTGGCGATGGCCCATTACCTGGGGATCAACCGCTACCAGGAACATGACTGGGAGCGGGTTCGGCAGGCGCTGGCGCAGTCCGGTTTGTTTGACGAGGGCTATACGGCTCCGCCTGTTCAGGGGCACCACGAAAAAGAACAAACTTCAACCGCTGTACAGCAGCCGCACTCAGTAGTTTTGGTCACACAATCACAAAGCACTGTACGTGCCACACGTCGTAGCTCAACTAGTGGTTATCTCAAAAGGCGGTGATAAAACAATTAGTAAATTAAATATTTTAATTTGTCCTCGCGATTGCTCCACTCTGCGGCCTCTGGAAGAGGCGACTTTTGTTGAACTATTGATGGCCAGGTTCTACAAAGTTTGGCATTTAGTTCTATGAAGCCTCGCTGGTTTGCTGGAACGTCTTCTTCTGCGTAAATGGCATCCTCGGGGCATTCAACCTCGCAAGCCGCACAATCAATACATTCGTCGGGATTAATGGCTAAGAAGTTGGGGCCTTCATAGAAGCAGTCTACCGGGCAAACCGCAACGCAGTCTGTGTGTTTGCATTTTATGCAGTTTTGGGTTACGACGTATGTCATTTTAAAAAGCCTCTATATTTTAAGTTGATCATTATGTTTTGGTGGTTGGGGCTGATTTAAATAAATACTATTTTAGATTTGTTGTTTTTGTAACTGTGAAGTTTTACAGTTTTTGAGAGTTTTTAGAACTTTGCTCTATTGCTTGTAGTTATTAAGGAACACGCAAATGTCGTTTACCCCAAAGCACCTCGAAGCCATCGAGCGCGCCATTGCACGCGGTGAAAAGACCGTGCGCTACAGCGACCGCACGGTGGAATACCGCTCCATCGACGAACTACTCAAGGCCCGCGACCAGATCCGCACGTCGCTGACCGATTCTGCCGGACCACGTTCTCGCGTGATCCGGCTCACTCACGGAGGCAAGGGGATCTAATGGCCCGACATTTTCCGACGCTCTCGCGCAGTGGATTCTTGTTGCCGTCGAACATCAAGGCCAGTTACGAAGGCGCCGGGGAGGGCCGCCGTTCGGCCAGTTGGGAAGCCAGCGACAACGGCATCAACAGCATCAACACCCCGGCCCTGCGAAACCTGCGGGCGCGTTCAAGGGCAGCGGTGCGCAATGATCCGTATGCGTTCAACGTCATAGACAAACGTGTCAGCAACCTGATCGGCACGGGCATTACGCCCAGGCCGACCACCGACGATGCCGCGCTACGCAAGGTAAAGCAGCAACTGTGGGATGACTGGGTAGATGAGGCAGACGCCGACGAGCTGACCGACTTCTACGGCATGCAGGCCCTGGTGGCGCGCACCGTGGAAACGGCCGGTGAATGTTTTGTCCGGCTGCGGCCACGCAGTATGGACGAAGGGCTGGCGGTACCGTTGCAACTGCAAGCCCTGGCCCCGGAGTTCGTCCCGCACGACAAATTTGAGACTACTAAAAACGGCAACATCATCCGCGCCGGGATCGAGTTCACCCCGGCGGGCAAGCGCGTGGCGTACTGGATGTACCGCTCACACCCTCGCGATTCGTCGTCGTTGAACAGCGGTTACAACCAGTTGGTGCGCGTGCGGGCCACCCAGGTGCTGCACATCTTCGAGCCGGTGGAGCCGGGCCAGTTGCGCGGCGTGCCTCGCTTGGCGCCGGTCCTGAAACGCCTGCGCAGCCTGGATAATTACGATGACGCGGTGTTGTTCAGGCAGGAGGTCGCCAACCTGTTCGCGGGCTTTATCAGCAGGCCGGCGCCGGAAGCCACGCAACAGCCACGAGATCCCACCACCGGCCAACTGCTGAATCTGGACCGCGATGGCTTCACGCCGATGGTCGCCCTGGAGCCCGGCACCATGCAGGAACTGGGGCCAGGCGAAGAGGTGGAGTTCTCCAAACCACCAGACGCCGGTAACAACTACCCGGACTTTATGCGACAGCAGCTGATGGCTGCGGCGGCGGGTTCGGGCACGCCCTACGAGATCCTCACGGGCGACATGCGCGAGGTCAACGACCGGGCGCTGCGGGTGGTGCTCAACGAGTTTCGGCGGCGCCTGGAGCAACTGCAATTCGGCGTGTACGTGCATCAGTTATGCCGCCCGGTGCGGGCTGCCTGGATGGACATGGCGGTGCTGTCTGGTGCTCTGGTGCTGGAGGATTACGCGCAACGTCGGCGTGAATACCTGCGTACGCGCTGGGTGCCGCAGGGCTGGGCTTACATCCAGCCGGTGCAGGACGTACAGGCTCGGCGGATGGAAGTGCAGGCCGGCTTCGGTTCACGCAGCGAGATGTGCCTGCGCAACGGCTACGACGCGGAAACCATCGACGCAGAAAACGCCGCTGACCTCGCCAGGGCCAATGACCTTGGCCTCAACTACACCACGCTTGATGCCATCGAGCCGATTGATGACAAGGAACAACCATGAGCAAAAAAGCGATCCCGCGCATTTATGACAAGGCTGGCAAGCCGGTAAAGGTCGCGGACAAGAGTTGGTACACCCTCCAGGCCAGCGGCGAAGCGGAGCAACGCAGCATCGAGATCTTCGTATACGGCGAGATCGGCGCGTGGGGCGTTACGGCCAATCAGTTCGTGCAGGATCTGCGCGCCATGGATGACGGTACTTCACCGATCATCGTGGCGTTCAACAGCATCGGCGGCGATCTGTTCGACGGTCTGGCGATCCACAACGCGCTGTCGCGCCTGGGCGAGCGCTGCACCGGCCGCATTGATGCCCTGGCAGCCAGCGCGGCCAGTGTCGCGGTCTGTGGCGCACACCGGGTGGTGATCGCGGCCAACGCCATGTTGATGATCCACAACCCCTACACCTTCAGCGGCGGTGATGCTGAAGACTTCCGCCGGGTCGCTGATGTGTTGGACCAGACCTTGGAGGCGATCATCGCGGCTTACAAGTCCAAGGCGCCGGACATCGACGAAGTAGAGCTGCGGCGCATGGTCCACGCGGAAACCTGGCTCACCGCCAATGAAGCGGTGGCGCTGGGGCTGGCCGATGAGGTGGGCGACGGGCTCAAGGTTCAAGCCTGTCTCGGCCAGGGCAGCGTGCTGCAGCGTTTCCAGAACGCCCCCGCCGAGCTGCTCGCCCAGTTTGATGACGAGCCGGAGACGGAGCCAACGGAGCCGGTCGACCCACCGGCCCCTGTACTGGATGCGGCCAAGCTGGCGCTGATGGTGACGCAGGGTTGTGCAGCAGCGGGCATCAGCAACCTGGTGGAACCGTTGCTCGCTACGACCAAGCTTGAAAGCGAGGCCGTGATCCAGGCAGCGCTGACCAAAGCGAAGGCGCTGCATAGCCTCTGTGTGGCAGCACGCCTGCCAGAGCTGACCGGCGGATTCATCAGTGCCGGTTTGGACGAAGCCGCTGTCCGGGCGCGTCTGTTCGACAAGCTGGTGGGCAAAGGTGGCGGCTTTGAAATCGACAACAGCCTGCCGCTGGATGATGACCCAGCACCCACAATCAAGGCCAAACAGGCCGACCCCCAAGCGATCTGGGCATCCCGTCAGGCGGCGCAGAACGGAACCTCGAAAGGAGCAAGAGCATGAAAACCGAATCGATGCACGCAGGCGAGTTCCTGCTGTCCGAAGGCGCCGGCAACATTTCCCGTGAAGCGATCAACGTCGCGGCAGGGCCAGCGCTACAGCCCGGCCAGATCCTTGGCCTGGTGACGCTCTCGGGCGAGTTCGCGCCGTATACCCCAACCGCCGAAGACGGCACCGAAAACGCTGTCGCGATCCTCTGGGGGCCGCTGGGCGAGTCGGATGTTCCTCGTCGTGGTCGTGCTGTGGTGCGGCTGGCCGAGGTCAGCGAAGCCCACTTAACTGGCCTCGATCCCGCAGGTGAAAAGGCCTTGGCCGCCAATTTCGTGATCGTCCGCTAAGGCGATCCCCATTTATTCATCCCGCCGAGTGCGGGATTTTTCATTTCTGGAGAGTACCCCATGGCCGAGATTGCCATTTTTGAAGACGATGTGTTCAGCGTCTCCTCGTTGACCGCTGCAATCAATGATCAGGAATACCTGCCCGGTCGCATCAGTAGCTTGGGTCTGTTCCGCGAAGAGGGCATCAGCACCCTGACCGTGCAGATCGAGAAGGACGGCGAGACCCTGGCCCTGGTGCCAGCCGGTGAGCGTGGCACGTCGGGCCTGGTGGTCGCCGGGTCCCGGCGTCAGATGATCCCGTTCAACACCGTGCATCTGCCCGAGCGATTCACCATCAAGGCGGATGAAATCCAGGGCATCCGTGCCTTTGGTACCCGTAGTGAGTTGCAGGCGGTGCAGGACGTGGTCAACAAGCGGCTGGGTAAAGCCCGGCGACAGTTGGATGCTACTCACGAATTCCAGCGCATGGGCGCCTTGAATGGCCAGGTGCTGGATGCCGATGGCAAGACGATCCTGTTGGACATCTACAAGACCTTCGGTGTGAACCGCCAGAAGCTGTCGATGGGCCTGAACAGTCCTGACACTGAGCTGCGGGTCAAATGCGGCGAAGCCTTGGATATGCAAGAGGACGCCCTGGGCAGCATCACCAGCACCGGCTCCCGCGCTTTTTGCGGCAAGAACTACTGGAACAAATTGATCGTCCACCGTTCGGTCAAAGAGACTTACCTCAATAGCCAACAGGCCGCCGCCTTGCGTGGTGATGCCCGTGAAAGCTTCGAGTTTGGCGGGATCGTCTGGGAGCGCTATCGCGGCAAGATTGCCGGCGTATCGTTCGTCCACGACGACAAGGCCCTGCTGATCCCCGAGGGCGTACCCGAACTGTACATCTCGTGTTTTGCGCCGGCCGACTACATGGAAACGGTCAACACCCAGGGCATCCCGTACTACAGCAAGATCGAACCGCTGCCCTTCAATAAGGGCGTGGCCGGTGAGGCTCAGTCCAACCCGCTGCACCTTTGCACGCGGCCACGGGCGCAGATCCTGCTGGAACTCTGACCATGGCCTTCCGCGATCTGATCGACGACATCGACGACGTGATCTTCGACACCCTGGGCGACAGCGCCTTGATCGAAGGTCGCGCCGAGCCGGTTTTGGGCATGTTCTCGGCACCGTGGAAGCAACCGGCGTTCGGCAAGGTCCAGACCGCCATCCGCGAGCCTCGCTTTGAGATTCGCGTGAAGGACTCGGACGGCCTGAGCAAAGGCCTGCGGGTCACGGTCGATGTGCCGGCCTTGGACGGTGGTGGTGACTACGACCTGCTGCAACTGGAGCCCAACGGCAATGGCCTGGTAGCTCTGATATTGAGGAAGCGTGCATGAGCGTCGGCAGCTACGTACATCAGACGCGCAACAGCGGGATGCTCCACATCCAGCCGTCAGCGGTGCATTCTCAGGCGTTGCGCGAGTTCGGGCAGTTGGTGCCGAAAGCGGCCGTAGCGGCCCAGCGTCGGGCTATCAACAAGACGTTGGGCTGGTTGCGCACGCACATCGCGAGGGCTGTGGGCAAGCAGGAGCGGATCGCCATCGGCGCCGTCCGGCAACGCTTGCGGGCCTACCCGGTGAGCGGCGGGACCCTGCGTGGCAAGTTGTGGTTTGGGGTCAACGCCATCGAGGCCAGCCGCATTGGCCGGGCGCGACAAACCCGCGCCGGGGTATCGGTGGCGGGGCGGCGATACCAGGGTGCGTTCCTCAAGCAGGTGTACGGCAACAGCCCTGATATCTGGATCCGCACCTCCAGCAAACACTTCAACAGCACGGATTATCCCGAGAGTTCACAGGGCCGGCGCCGCTCGGGCTTTGTCGAGGAAAGCGATAACCGCTTCCCCCTGGCTAAGGCCAAGGTTTCGCTGGACCAGGTGCGCCCGCACTTCGACAGCTGGATCAAACGTGCCGACGAACGTTTGCTGGAGATCCTCAAGCAGGAACTCAACTTTGAACTGCAGAAGTATCTGAAGGGGACCGCCCGTGTCTGATCAGCCATTCAGCCTCGATCAGTTGTATGAGGCCATCGAGCAACACCTGCAGGAGCATTTGCCGGGGATCCAGGGCGCCACGTTCTGGCCGGACTTGTCGGCAGACACCACCATGCCCACGCCCGTGGCGTTGCTGGAACTGGCCGAGATGGAGCCCGGCCAGGATATCGGCACCGGGGAAACGTCTCTGGTTTGCAAGTTCGAGGCGCGGATCGTCGTCGACTCGATCAGC